ATGAACTGGCAGCACTGCAATAAGCACATTTTTTGTGGGCTGTCATACTCATACGAACAGTTCTATCAGGCCGTGCGTCGGTCGTGGAGGTTTGGGCAGACGCGGCCGGTTGACGCCTACATGGTCATCGCGGAGACCGAGGGCCCTGTTCTAAAGACGATCCGCGAAAAGCAGAAAAAGCACGAAGAAATGAAAGCGGCCATGGTTCATGCGATGGCGGCAATTCAAAACGGTACAGGGCGGCGGCAACTTGCATCGGCCGTCGGCACAAAACAGATGAAGCTTCCGAGGTGGATCTAATGAACGTGATTTTAGACGAGCGGCACGGCCGCAATTGGGCGCTTTACAATGGCGACTGCTGCGAAGTCATCAAGGGCATACCCGACGAGTCAGTAGACCTGACGGTATTTTCGCCGCCGTTTTCCAGCCTGTACACGTATTCGGACTCAGAGGCCGATATGGGCAACTGCGCGAGCGACGAGGAGTTCTTTGCGCACTTCGGATTCCTCGCGCCGGAACTGCTTCGCGTGACGACGACGGGCCGGTTGTGTGTGATGCACGTCAAAGACTTGCCCACGTATCGCAATAGCGACGGAGCCAGCGGATTGCGAGACTTTCCAGGCCAGTGCATCGCCGCTATGGAGCGCGCCGGGTGGACGTTCCATAGCCGCGTGACGGTGTGGAAGTGCCCGGTAACCGAGCGCGAGCGCACGAATAACAACGGGCTACTGCACAAGACCGTCATGCGCGACTCGTCGCAGATACGGCAGGGCATGGCGGACTACGTGTTGGCGTTCCGCAAGACACCGCCCGGTGACAATCTCAGCACGAAGCCAATCGAGCGCCCGAACGGGTTTACTCGATACATTGGCGACCAGGCGCAAGATCCGCGCGAAACCGACCAGCACCCTTCGAAATACGCCCGCAAAGGCCGCGACGGGCGGACCAGCGTGGAGATTTGGCGGCGATACGCGGAGCCGGTCTGGTGGGATATCGACCAAACGGACGTGCTCAACTTTCGCATCGCCCGCGATGAAAAGGACGAAAAGCACATCTGCCCGCTGCAGCTCGGGTTGATTCGCCGGTGCCTGGAACTGTGGTCGTCGCCCGGAGATGTCGTATTGTCTCCGTTCGCTGGCGTCGGCTCAGAGGGGTTTGTCGCGCTGGACGAGGGGCGCAAGTTCATCGGCATCGAGTTGAAGCCGGGTTACTTTTCAACGGCCATCAAGCACTTAAAGAGCGCGGAGGCATACGCCGGCGCGCAGGGAGGGTTATTTGATGCCATCGACTGACAACCCCATCGCCACCGCCCAGCGCGAGCAGCGCGAAGCGGCAGCGCGGTACATCGCGGACGGGCACCCGCTGGCGGAGCTGGGAATGGGTGACTGGTTCGCGGAGGAGTTTCTTTTGGAGCAAGAGGCCCAACTATGACCCGCCCCTGGAACTTAGCTGAATCTCGCCTGATCGCTGAACGGGTGATGGAGTGGCAGGTATTCGAGTTTGAAGGCCGACTATGGCTGACCGACCCCGGACAGCGGCCAAAATGGCTTTGTGATTGCGTTATCCCCGACTGGCCGCGCGACCCCGCAGCCGCGGCGATGGTGCTGGCGGCGATACAGATGGACGGGTGGCGTGTTGATGGCTGGTGGACCGCGGCCAGCCATACGTTTTGCGTGCGGCTGAAGCATACGATCACGAAGGCGAAGGCTGAGGGTAACGCGCGGGTGTGGTCCGAGGCCGTGATGCTGGCGGTTTTGGCGGCGGTGGAGGGATGAAGTGAACAAAAATAAGATCACCGTCAAAGGCGTGCGCATGTTCATGGGCCACATTCGATGGCAAGTCTGGTATGACGACAGGCTATTTGGCAACTATGAATACTGGGAGAACGCCGTACGCTTTGCGTTTCGCATGGCAGAGAAGGGCAAGCCATGAGGCGCAACGGCCGCATCGACGCCAACCAGAACGCCGTTGTCGCCTATCTGCGCGCGCTGGGGATGTCCGTCTGCATTCTCTCGCCGATGGGAAAGGGCATCCCGGACCTATTGGTAGGCTGGCGCGGTCTGAACGTGCTGTTGGAGCTAAAGGACGGGTCAAAGCCGCCATCGGCGCAGGCGCTGACCGGCGACGAGCGCGACTGGCACGCGAAATGGGCCGGGCAACTCGCCACGGTCAATTCGGCCGAGGAAGCGGCGCGGGTGGTGATTGCCGAGTGGGAGCGGTTGCGGCCATGACCATCCTCGACCAACTCAAGCGCGCCGGCGCCGTGCTGGTGCGCCAAAAGAATCACCAGGTGTGGCGGCTGCCGAACGGGCGGCGCTACGTGATGGCGACAACGCCCAGCGATGGGCGGGCGGGTAGGAATCAGGCGGCCGTGCTGAAACGGCTGATGCGGGCGAAGTAGACGGGGCCGATATGCCGACGCGGCCGGAAAGAGGGAGCGATGGGACGACGAAACGAGGCCATGCGATGGCCTGGTTGAGACTTTACGACACGTTAGCCAGCGACCACAAGGTCATGCAGTTGGACTGCACTCACTTTAAAACCTGGGTGCTGTGCCTCTGCAACGCCAAAAAAAACGACGGCACGCTATCGCCTTTGCCCGCCCTAGCCTTTGAATTGCATCTGCGCGAGGACGTGCTGCAAAAGCATATTGAGGCGCTGTGTTTGGCTGGTTTACTTGACCAGCAAGGCTCAACATATCAACCACATAACTGGTCAAAGTTCCAGTATGAAAGCGATAACTCTACTGAGCGGTCGCGCCGTCATCGGCAACAAAAAAAGGGTGTTGCTTGCGACGCTGATGCAACGTTGCAAGAACGTCTTCGCAACGCCCTCAGAGTACAGAGTACAGATACAGAGACAGATAATAAGCAACGCCAACTGTCGCTGAACGACTACCCGCAAAGCACCCCGGTTGAGGGTTGGGTGGTGAAGTTGCGGGACAAGCACCCCAAGCCATCAGACGAGCGCTTCGTGGCCACATTCTGCGCGGACAACTGGCACCGCCTAAGCGAAGACGAGCACCGCTACGGGGAGTTCATGGGTTGCGTGTGGCTTGGGCTCTGCGCATGGTGCGACTACTGGAACGCCAACGGGCTACAGTTCGCTCCCGACCTCGCGAAATGGCTTCATGGCTCCGGCTGGAAAAAGCCAGTTCCTCAACCGCAGATAGCCCGCCGTCCCGAGACTCGGTTTGCTCTACCGCCAAAGGAGGCGATGTGATCGGACAACATGAAGCGGCTCGATTAGTGAACCGGCTGGACTGCCTGCCATTTTTTTCAGCACTCACGGAGTCTGGATACCGCGAGCTTTACGTAGCGGTGGCACAAGAGGCGCGTTCTGACATGGAGGCGGAGTCTGCCATCACCGCGTTGCTTTCTGACGTAGGGCGGGCCGCTAACGTCGATACCAACCGCGTGCCATCCCCAGGAGAGTTGCGGTTGTGGATACGGGCGCAGCGTGACGACCAGTACGACACCCCAGCGCCGATCAGCTCCAAGCGCGGTTGCGGAAAAGTGTTCGACGGCTGGCACTACGAGGACGAAGACGGCCGCCATCCGTCGCACTGTGCTGGTGGCTGGGTGCGGCGCACGATCTGGCGGGAGATTCGCGGCATGGTGAACGAGGACGGGAGCAAGGCGATGCAGCCATACCACTTCAGCGGGCGCTGCAAGTGTGAAGGCGGTTGGCTATGAGGCCCACGAAGGCCCAAGTCGTTGCGGCCGTAGAGCGCGCCTACGACCTACACCCTGGCCAGATGATGCTTCGTTCGCGCGTGCCAGAGCTGGTTCTTCCGCGGCGTGTGGCGTGGTGGTACTTGGCCAAGCGGCTTGGTATGGAATACTCGCAAATTGGGCGATTTTTCGGGATGCACCACACGTCGGTAATCACGGGAGTTGCGGCGATTGACTCACGGTTCGCCGATGAGGATTTGGCGGAGAAGAGACAAGTTGTGGATAAGTTGTGGGTAAAGGGTTGAACATCAAAGCGGAACCATGGCACGCTTATTTCAGGCCCGGTGATTGTTTCCGACTAGCTAGGCCTAACCTCCGACGGGGTTTGACGTGGTGGTAAACGTCGCCAGCCCTCACAGGCTCCCAATCGAGGAGATGCGCTTGGACATCTTGAAACTGGCTGGACCGACTGTGATTTGTGAAAACGCAAGCGGTAAGCGGCGAGCTATCAGCCTTGCAACCTTGCGCATCCTCAAAACCGCTGGCGCCGTGGCGCGGCTGATCCAGCGGAAGAAAGACAAGGCGATCACGCGGGTGTTTCTCTTGGCCGAGCCTAATGAGATCGCCACGCGGATTACGGCGCAAGCCACTATCGTGAAGGTCTTGCCGAACACGTACACGCACCGCTCTTCGCTGATGGCTGGGTTGTGATGGCACGGCGTAAACGATGGAAGTACCCAGGACGTAATGCGGATACCGTGCTCCATCTGACAGATCAACAGAAGTCCATAATCATGCGTGATCGCTACTGCGCCGGGCTATGCAACCGTGGCTCTCTCGGCATTCTGGACTCTACCCCATGCCCACCTCCCCTCCCCGATGGTGCGCACGATGCCGAGAAGCCCACGCTGGCGCCTGCCCCGAACGGCAGCCGCGGATAGACACCAGGCCGCACGCGACAGCGCGTGGGTATGACGGACGATGGCAGAAGATACGGGCGATCAAGCGGGCGCGTGATCCGCTGTGCGAGTGGTGCAAGGAAGCGGGCCGCGTGGTAATAGCCGAACTCGTAGACCACTACATACCACTGGCAGCAGGTGGGACACATGCTGATGAGAATCTAGTATCAATGTGCCGACCGTGCCATGGGTTGAAGACGGAGCAGGACAAGCGGAAATACACGCAAGTGTATCAAAAGAAGACACATGGGCGTAGGTGATGTACTGGAACGGGGGGGGTGTGTACGATCCTTAGAC